GAGCGACCCGAGTGCGACCCGACCACCGAGACCGTGGACTGGGATGGTGCCGCCTTTCTGGTGCGTCCCTACAACACCGCCGAGCTGGAGGCGCAATGGGCCAGGGTGCGCGAGCAGCGCAACCAGCTGCTGAAGGCCAGCGACTGGACGATGATCGAGGACTACGACCTCGGCGCTGATCGCCCTGCCTGGGCCGTCTACCGCCAGGCTCTGCGTGACATCGGGGATCAGCCGAATCCATTTGCCATCACCTGGCCGCAGATGCCGGCTGCTTAGTCGGTAGGCGCGATTTAGCACCTGTAGTAGTTGCTCTGCCCGTAAAACCCAGTTTTTGCGGGCTTGCTACCATGTCCACATGGCTGGACAGTCGCAGCCGCACCATTGCGATCAAGAAGATGGCGATTTCGCCAGCTACGTATGACATCACTGTTCAACGCAGAGCGGACTATCCACTTGACATTGAGTTTGAGGATTCAAGTGGCAATGCAATGAATTTGACGGGCTGGCAAGTGCTGGCTCAGGTCTGGAATCCAAATAGAACGCAAAAAATTGGTGACTTTAGTGTTACGATTGTAAGTGCAGTAAATGGAGTGGTTCAGCTCAAGCTCCCATTTTCTGTTACTGCTGTTCTGCCGTATGAGTCAAGATACGATGTAATGCTTGTGAATCCAAGTGGAGTCAGGGAGTATTACCTTCAGGGCGTCATTCAGGCATCGGAGGGGTACACGGCACCGTGACAAATATTGTCAAGCTTAGCTCAAAACAATGCGTGCTCGTTAAGGAGATTGCGCCGAATGCAATCAAGGTCCAGGCACCTGGAACACCAGTTGTCGTCAAGGTGATTACCGCAGGGCCGCAGGGCGCATCGGCTCTATCCAATGCCTATACATATACACAGTCTGCACCGGCCCTGAATTGGACAATCAACCACAATCTAGGCTATAGACCATCAGTTGAAATTATTGATAGCGCGAGCCGTGAAATTGATGGAGATGTCTACCATCCAACAATCAACCAGACGGTGATCGTGTTTAACGTTCCGGTTTCCGGATCCGCTCGCCTGACCTGAGTCGCTATCATGGGTAGTACCCAGACGGATCAAGATGGCTCGCTCTGTTTATGTAGACCTTGATCTGCTGAATGCCAGCAGGATCCTTAATCTACCAAACGCCACGGATCCGCAAGAGCCCGCAACGTTGGCCCAGGTCCGAACCTTCGTTGAAGGCCTTGCTTGGAAGGATTCTGTTCGCGTCAAGGCGCAGGGCAACCTGGATCTTGCTTCGCCTGGCGCGACTGTTGACGGGATCTCGTTGTCGGCCGGTGATCGCATCCTGGTTGCAAGCCAGAGCACCCTTTCGCAAAACGGAATCTATACATGGACGGGCGCAGCGACTCCTGCAACGCGCTCCCTTGACGCAAGCACCTTTGCGGAGCTTGAGGCTGCTGTTGTTGGCGTCGAAGAAGGTACTGACGCTGGTACGCAGTGGCGTCAAACTCAGGTCAATGGCACGATTGATAGCAGTAATGTTGAGTGGACGGCATTTATTGCTGCGGTTCCGCTTGCAAGCGAAAGCACTGCAGGTCGAATTGAGATTGCGACACAAGCTGAAACCGATGCTGGCACCGATGACCAGCGAGCAATCACTCCACTGAAGCTGACGACCTGGAGCGGCAAGACCAAGCGCTACACCAGTGACGTTGGTGATGGCTCTGCTACTAGCTTCACGCTGACCCACAACCTGAGCAGTCGCGCACTGCAGGTTACCGTGTATCGCAACAGCGGCAACTATGATCAAGTCGAGTGCGAGGTGCGCCACACCAGCACCTCAGCGCTGACGCTCCTGTTTACCGTTGCTCCCACCTCTAACCAGTTTACCGCAGTTGTTACTGGCTGATGGCACGCGAGTTCTACACTGATGTAGACCTAAAGGGCGCCCTTCTGCTTGATGGCAGTCCGGGTGTCTTGGGTCAGATCCCGTATTCAGCGGGGCCTGGAGCGCCGGCAACATGGGCTGACCCGCCTTCCGGCGGCGGCAGCACCGGTAATCTCTACATTGATGGCGGCTCGGCGTTGAATACTTTCGTACCGGGCCTATTCTTCAGTATTGACGGAGGAGCCGCCAATGGCTGACCTTATTCAGCTCAGGCGTGATACCGCCGCAAATTGGGCTTCGGTGAATCCGGTGCTTGCTGATGGCGAGGCTGGTATCGAGAAGGATACAAAAAAATTCAAGGTTGGCGATGGATCAACCACTTGGAATAGCCTGCTTTATCAGATCGGCGATACAGATTTAAGTTACAATACTGAAACCCGTCTGCTATCCAGCAGCAGTGGCGATGATGTAACGCTGCCACTAGCCTCTGAATCAAGCGATGGCCTGATGGCCGCTGCTGATAAAACGAAGCTTAACGGTATTGCGTCTGGCGCCCAGGTCAACGTCGCCACCGACATCACTTACGACGCCGCCACCCGCGAGGTGCGCAGCTCGACCGGGGCTGACGCGACGTTGCCCCTAGTCTCCACGTCTACAGCGGGGCTGGCGCCGGCGACCGGCACGCCCAGCGGCAAGTACCTGAAGGACGACGGCACCTGGAATACGGTGTCTGCCCTTGTGGTGCCAGCCTATAAAGCCTCAAATTGGATTTGGCCTTACACATCTTCGGTGGTCGCTGGCGGTGCAACTAACGCAAATACCATTTTCTTCCTTCCATTTTTTGTTTGGCGCAGTGTTACGGTGAACAGGCTCGGTGCTCGCGTCACGACATTAGCTGCGTCAAGTAATTTTCAACTTGCTATCTATGCCGCCAATGCAACAAACGATCCCACTGGCACGCCACTTGGCGCAACCGGAGATCTAAGTGGAGCAACGGCAACGACAGTAGAGTCTGCGGATTTAACACCCTTTACACTAGAAGCAGGAAAGCTATACTACGCAGCAATAAATAGAAATAATACTGCTTTAGCCTTTTCAACCCTTTCAGGCGCAAACTCAAGCATTGCAACCCTTGTTGGTGCGTCAACGCTTGCAGGTGTTTCAAATGCCGCTGCAAACATAGATCCTAAAGCAATCGCGCTTGGCCAGACGTATGGCACTTGGCCAGACGTAACATCAAGCACCTTTGACTCCCTTGGTTCCGCTTTTAGAGCGGCTGCTGTGTTTCTGAGAATCAACTCCGTACTCTGATGGCACTTTCCTACACCGCAAGCACTTTGATCGTCACCGACGACACTGCGCCTGATCGCGAGCCGCTGGTGTTGCCGCTGTCCATGAATCGCGAAGAACAGGAGGCTGCTATCGCCGCATACCTGGCGATACCACCCGCCCCCGACTGGGGTACCTTTAAGGCAGCACTCCTTTCCAGCCCCGATGTGAACGAAGCGCTGGTTTCTGCCGTTGGCATTGCACCTGCTGCGGCCTTAGCCCTGCCAGCGGCAACCATTGCCATGGCATCCGTTGGCCCTGCTGATTTCGGTGCCTGCTGGGTTGCGTTGCGTGAAGCCGGCTGTATCTCCGATGCGCTGCGTGATCAGGTGTCTGCCGTCGCCTCAGCCTGTCATCTGCCGTCAGATGTGATGGAGGTGTTCAACTCCAGAGTTCGCGCCCGCAATCCAGACGGCACCTATCGCGCCGACGACCCCAGCACACCCGAGATCAATGAAGCCTGGGTGCCTGCGCCCTAGTGTCCCCGTCTAACGCCATGCCCCGCCAGCTCGAGATCACCGCTGCTGCCGTCGCCCTGCTGGCGACCCTGGTCGGCGGCACCGTGGCGGTCGAGAGCCGCTACGCCAAGGCGCAGGACGTGCGCGAGCAGCTCAACAGCCTCTATGCCAAGCAGCTCAAGACCCGCATCCTGGAGCTGCAGTTGAAGCCGCCACCGCTGTCGCCAGCGGACCGAGCGATGCTGCTGCACCTGCAGCAGGAGCTGAAGGAAGCGACCGAGTGACGGGGCTGACTGGAGCGGACACGCGAACAGACCTAGCCTGCATCTAAGCCTTGAATCGCCCTGAAAGCCGTGCCGGATAACGGCGAAATCAGCCTGATGACCCTGGTTGACCGCCTTGGACGACTTGAGGGGCTGCTCGTCGGCCTGCAGAACTCGATCGTGCAGGGCCAGTCGCAGACCTCGGCCAGCATGTCCCGGGTTGAGCGGCTGGAACAGCGGCTGGTGGAGCTGGAATCCCGGCAGGTGACGAAAGCGGACCTGGCCCAGCTCACCGCCAAGGTTGACAGCCTGATTGCCGCCGACGCCAGCCGCCGCGGTGGCGCTGCCGTGGCCACCTGGAGCCTGGGCACCGGCGCCTCCTGGGCTGCAGTGTTGATTGCCCTGCTGGCCCTAGTGGGCGTTGGCATCAACCGGGAGCGGGCGATTCAGCAACAGCAATCACCACCACAGCACCGCCAGCCATGAAACTCTCCGCAATTCTTGGCGCCCTGGGCAGTGGCGCCACCCTGCTCAAGGGCGCCAGCACTGCGGCGATCGTGTTTGGCGCGGTGTACCTGGTGGACTGCCGGCTGACCGAAAAGGGGCCTGGCGCTCGGGACAGCTGCTACTTCACCGCTGGCACGCTCATGGGGCTCGGTGGCATGAGCGGCGTCGGCTACGCGGTCGGATTCAACACCTTTAATCCTGCCTTGCGCAAGCCAGAAGACCAGCACAGCAGCGCCGAACGCGATGAGCACGGCCGCTTCGTACGCCGGAAGCCCTGATGGCTGACATCCGGCTGGTCAACGAAACGTCAGTCTCCTCAGTAGTCCCACATCGCTGATGGTGTAGCTCCGCCCCCTGGCACAAAGCCACCACCATCAGTGTCGAGGTGAATGAAGCCCTTGCGTCGGCCATCCCCGAGGCCGCCACGCCACCGGAGGCGAATCCACTGATAGAACTCCTCGAGACCGCGGTTCACCGGGTAGATGTCCATGGCCTGCCCCGTGACATGCCTCGAGTTGGGCACGCCGCCCACCTGCCTGTTGATGGGCTCCGGCCTGTAGAAGCTCGTCACCCCAAGCGGCTGTCCCCACGCCTCCCGAATTGCCTGAAACTCCTGTGCGGTCTTGAGCAACCGAGCCCGAACTGCCGCACTCGGCCCCGGAATCCTCCGCCGGTCCCACTGCAGAACTTCACCGACAGTCAGGTTCGGGGTGACAAGACAGTCGAAATCGTGCCAATCCACCGAAACCGATAGCGCCTCACCGATCGGCTGATCCCGCTTCCAATGAGGCTCGAACACAAACCACGTCCCTGATCCCGCGGCTAGCTCCACCCGCGCATGCGCATCCGCCGCGACCTCGGAATATGCAAGAACTGCATAGCCTCGCCCCTTCACCACGCGCACCCTTTCCTTTCCCCCGAGCTCGGTGGCCTGTACCGGCTCCTTCTTTAGCCAGGTGTCTTGTAGCGCAGTGATTTGAAATAGAGGCGTGTTTTTCGTTGAAACGCCCGGCTTCTCCCCCGAGACCGGAGCTTTCTCATTCATCAGTGCAATGAGCTTTTCGGCATAGTCCGAATCAGTTGCATAGCCTTGCTCAACCAACGAACGCGCAGCAACTTCACGATTAACTGCATTATTGACACCTTTATAGTCTTTCCAATCCTTGTACCAACGCGATACCAAATAACTTACACAAGTCACAAGATCAGGGAAATCAATAAAGCTCGCTGTGATAGTCACAGTTCTACCATTGATTACCTCTTGTGTTTGCTTTGCTGTTCCACCTCCCTTCAGACCGAAGAAGTTATTCTTGCCACTCGTGTGCTTGCCCCACCCACTCTCCAGGGCCCATTGCGCCGCCACGAGCTCGGGGAAGCGAGCGCCGGTCGCCTGCGCGGCGGCAACGACCCCATCCCAGGTGTTCGAAAACGTTTTGTTACGAGCCTGAACCACGGGCTTACCTGACCACTTTTCAAAGCCTAGGTCGGTCCACTTGCGGTCCACCCCTGCTCATGCCAAACCCTGCTGCTCAGTTACTGCAAGCGATCTGAGCTCTTACCTAGCACTTTGGGGTAGTGGGGGTCGCAGGTTCAAATCCTGTCGCTCCGATCCAGTCAAATCCCGAGATCCCAGTCGCAGAGCCGCTTCCCACAGGAGGCGGTTTTTCTATTTAAGTGCTTGCGGGGTCCAAGCAGACCAACGCAGACGACAGAATCGGTCCACCTTCCGGTCCACCGCCGTGTCCATCGACGCCGCGCTCGCCGACCTCAACACCCGCCTGAAGGCAGGCCACCACAAGTGCGCCATCGAGCGCCGCAAGGCCAGCTTGGTCCTCCGGGCGACCCTGGTGGACCGAAAGGGGACCGGTCCGGCCCGCCGCCAGCGCATCGCCCTGGGCCTCCCCGCCGACTACGCCGCCCTCTCCGAGGCCGAGCGCAAGGCCATCGAGCTCAGTCACCAGCTCCGCACCGGCTCCTTCTCCTGGGCCGCCTGGGAGGCCCCCGCGGCCCCCACCCCCGAGGGCGGCCTCACCATGGCCGACTTCCGCGCCGCCGCGGAACGCCTCCACGCCACCAAATACGCCCGCGACCCCGAACGCGGCTCCGTCGCCTGGTCAAAGAAATGGCGCCCGGCCCTCAACAAGCTCCCGATCGCCGGCCCGGCCACCGAAGCCATCCTCCTGCGCATCATCCGTGGCATGCCCGCCGGCAGCGCCAGCCGCCGCGACCAAGGCAACCTCCTCGCTCAGGTCGCCAAGTCCCTGGGCCTCGACCACGAACCCCTCCTCGCCGCCTGCCGCGGCTACGGCGTCGAGCAGCTCACCGAGCGCGACATCCCCACCGACGCCGCCATCGAATCCGCCTGGTCTCGCATCCGCCTCCCTCACTGGCAATGGACCTGGGGAATGTGCGCCGCCTACGGCCTTCGACCCCACGAGTGCGCCGCCCTCGAGTGGCTCCCCGAGGACTGGATCCAGATCGGCGACGCCACCAAAACCGGCGCCCGCCGCGTCACCCCCTGCCCCAGCCGCTGGGTGACCCACTTCCACCTCCACGAGCTCGACCGTCCTCGGCAGAGCGCCCGCACCATCACCAAAGCCTTCCTCGACGCCCTGGATCGCGACGGCGTGGCGATCCGCCCCTACAACCTCCGCCACGCTTACGCCCTCCGGCTCATGGATCGCGGCGTCGCCCCCGAGCTCGGGGCAAGACTCATGGGACACAGCCTGAGCACGCACCAGGCCGTCTACAAACGGTGGATCGAGGCCGACCGGATCCAGAAAGCCCTGGCCGGCATTCAGCTTTGAAGAATGGTGCTAGGGTCTAACCAGACCCGGATAGGCCCATCCCCGTGACCGTGATCGATCCCCTCGTCCTCGATGAGCTCACCGACCGCATCGCACGCATCGAGAAGCTGCTGATCGAGTTCATCGATCAACAACAGAGCGATAAAGCTAAAACAGAACTCAGTGAGTGGGTCGACTCTCGAGAGTTCTGCCGTTTAGTGAGTCTAAAAGACCCCAAGCAACTCGTGTACCAGATGAGCAAAGGCATCATCCACGGTGACGCCATCCGCAACATCGGCACAGCAAAAAGGCCCCGATACAGATTTCACCGTATCAAGGCTGTCAACCAGTTCTGGAATAGGGTGAGTTAGCTCAAACCCTGCTTGATTCTTTTCCAATAAGCTTCATCTGCCCGCTCTATGCGGGCTTTATATTGAGAAAGGCGCGCTGATGATCGCGCACCTTTCTTACGCATGTTCCAATCGTGAAAAAACTGCGCATCTAATACCAAGCGGTGGAGAAGCCCACTAGGGAGCTTCTCCGCGATGCGCTGAAGACGACTCAGCAACCGAGCGCGTTCTTCAGCGCTGCTCACAGGTCAGCCCTTGGCCTTGCCTTTGGTTTCGGCCACCTCAGCCTCCTCATCGAAGGGCTGCGGCACCAGCTTGATGCAGTCAGCCTCGATGACGATGTCCAGGAAGTCGCCGGGGTTCAGGCCGAAGACCTCCGAGTACGTCTTGCCGATCAGGATGACACCGTTCTTGTGAACCGAGGTCTCATAGCGGGCCGTCTTGCCGGGCCCGCGGCCCATCGGACGCTCGAGTCCTTTGGCAGCAAGCAGAGCGTTCGTGAAGGCTTTCTTCAGAACCTGCTCCTTACCAGTCTTGGTCGTGCGCACATAACCAGCAGCACGAGCGAGCTCCATGTCGTTGGCCGATTCCGACGCCTTGACGAAATCGATCAGTTCTGCGCCTGTCAGCATTGGGATAAGTGGAAGGCCTAACCAGACTAGGTTGCACAAGCCTGCAGCGTAAATCGCCGCCTCACTTCGCGTCTGCCCACGTCGCTCCTGTCGACACCTCAGCAACGATGGGCACTTCCTTACAGATCTCCGCGCCCGCTTCCTCCATGCAGCGCTTGAGCACCTGAGACCAATGCTCCGCGGCTTCAGCCCTCACCTCGAGCACGATCTCGTCGTGCACCATGGCGATGAGCTTCGCTTCTCCCCCAGGCGCTTGACAAATCTCGCGCCACAAGCGTCGAATCGCCAGCTTGGCAATGTCCCCGGCGGTCCCTTGCACCTGGGTGTTGATCCGCGTCGTGTATTTGTCGTTGAACCCCACGAGCATCCGCCTCCTCCCGAGAGCGGTCGTCACCGCCTTCGTCGTCTTGTTGCCCTCTTGCACTTGCCACTGATAAAGGCGAGGATAAGCACTACGAAAGCCGTTGACGATCTCACGAGCTTCTTCGAGCTCTATATCAATGCCGTACTGAGCGACAGCTTGCTTGCGCAGAGTCGCCGCCCCAGCTCCGTAGAGCAGTCCGAAGTTGGCCACCTTGGCCGAAGTGCGCTGCTTCTTGGTGACTTCCCCGAGGGCGACACCCGTCATCAGTGCTGCGGTCTCGGTGTGCAGATCCCTCCCGGCCCGGTATGCCTCGAGCATCCGCTCCTCCCCCGAGAGCTCCGCCGCCACCCGCAGCTCGATCTGGCTGAAATCCGCCACCACGAGGACGTGCCCGGGTTCCGCAATGAACTTGCTCCGAAACTCAGGGCTCCGATTCACCTGCTGCAAATTCGGCGACGCTGCCGACAGACGCCCCGTCTCCGTCCCCATCTGCTTGTAATTGCAGTGAATGCGACCATCAGGGCCGATCGCTTCTAGCAACGTATCCATACTGGAGACGCGCGTAACAGCTGTCTTCCACGTCAAATACTTGTCGATCAACTCGTAGTCTTTTCGTAAGAACGCAAGCAGGTTTTGATCCAGGCTCGTGACACCCTTCTCATCTGGCGGCAGCAGAATCCCGGCCTGCTCAAACCGCTGGGCCATTTGTTTGGTCGACCTCGGGTTGAACCCGGCGTAAAGCTTCGTGCCCTTCCGCACCGAGCCCGACTCCTTTTCCCTGGTGTTGAAGCTCCCATCTGCCTCACGAGGTAACCAGAAACCTGACTCCTCTGAGTGTCGCTTCTTGATTTCCACCTCTAAAAGCTGAAGGAACGACAGTTTCAACGCCTCAGCTTCTTCCTCTAGCTGAGCGCGTAACTCAATCGCATTCTTTCGATCAAAAGCAAAACCATGCCCTTGCATCAACGCAATCGGCTTCAATACTTCCATCTCAATCTGAAACAAATCCCACAACGTAAAGCCTGGCTTAATCTTCGATCCAACCAGCGCTTCAGACAAAGGCTTCACAAGCATCGGCAGACATATCACATCTCGCGCTGCGTAATGAAACATCTCATCGGTTATCTCGCCAGACCAATCAGCCTTTTGCAGCTCCTTAGGAAGCTTGACTTTAAGCACACGATCAGTAATCGATCCCAAGTCGTTGCGCACACCACAGCCATTGTTCACAAGCTTCGCGGCTACCATCGTGTCGAACAGCGCACCCCCGAGGACGACTCCCTCACCTCCCAGGAAGTTCAGGTCAAACGCAGCATTCTGCAGCACCTTCGGGGCTCCGCTCTCGAGGTAGCTCTTCAACTCCCGCAATCCTGGTGATTTCCACGGCACCGCACGTTCGCCTGGCCGTCGCCACCCATCGAGATCGACGATCAGTGCGAAGTCAGCAGACCCGATCTGAATTAAACGTACTTGATTCACAAGCGGATCAAGTCCTGTTGTTTCCGTATCCACGCCTAAGCACTTATTCGTCGATACCATCCGCTTCAACATCGTCTTCAATGTAGAAGCATCCTTAGGACCACGAATTATCTCGTAGTCAAGACGCTGCAATGCTTCAGCGTTACGAGTTGCTTGCGCAGATGGCATTGTTGATCAACGGCAGTTTGGACATGGATGCGACTTCCAGGGCCTTCGCTATCGAATCAGCGCACCGCATGATCACAGCATGCCAAGACCTGGAACAACTGAAAGGCTTAGCCCACAAACTCGTGGACTACCACTTCACAGCAAAAGACATGATCGCAGCAGAACTGCTGAAGCCTCGCCGCTGCAATGATTGCCCATTACCTTGAACCACTATCAACCAAGAGGTGATGGACCTCTTTTGTTGCACGAGTCACTGCCACATACAGCAGCTGCAAACGCTCTGCTTTATTATTGAAATAGTCATGGTGAATAAAAACTTTCTGATAAGTGCTGCCCTGCGACTTGTGAATTGTTACTGCATACCCGAAGTCCACTTCCGCGAAGTAATGCTTCAAAGCAAAAAACTCTTCTGACCAGCGTCGCTTAGCTACAGCGACTCTTTCACGCGCTTCACGCAAAGCAGAATGACCTTGCAGTTCTCTATCTGATAGCTTAAGCTCTTTCTTAAGTCTTTGCGTCACGACTTCATATTCAGCTTTGACTTTATCGTTGACTCCTTTAATCTCTTCACCCAGCTTCTTCACATCAGCTTTGAACTGTGTATGAGCATGATCAGCTAGCACATACACCGTACCAAAGTTTTTAAGCCTTAACTCCCAGCAGTCATAGCTGTAAGGCAGATCATCGAGAGGTTTATGATGCGTCTGCGTAGCTGATTCAACCTCCACATCCGCGTTGTTGCTTAGCAGTACCTGCCCATTGCGCTCGAAAGCTGCCAGCGTAACCAACTTATCGCCCGCCATAAAATCAGGCACATTTTCTCCATAAAGTAACTGCCGTGCGCGCTTGTTATACAAACGCCTGATCTTATTAGTCCAACAAAGGAAGAAGACGTTCTCGGGGTCATCCACCAGCGCCTCGACCCAGCGACAGACAAGCTCATCCAGAGTCCCATGAGTCTCGACCGCGGATTCGGCACTCCCCCGAGCACGAATCTTCGGCACAGCCCCCCGCGGCGTGCTGCGCACCAGCGTGGCCAGATCCAGAATCGCCCCGTCATGGCGCAAGACCTTGGTCAGTTCCACCTTCGTCGACGCGTCGAAGCTCAGGCTCTTCCTGCGCTCGTTCACCGGCTGCAGCTGCTTCGGATCCCCTGTGAACAGCACCCGGCACCCGTAGTTCTTGCCGACCTCGGTGATGATCCGGTACAGCTCCGCTCCGACCATCGAGCACTCATCAACGATGATCAGCGACCCCGGTGGCACCCGGACCTGACCTGACGTCACGAAGCCTTCCGGTTCGTAGGGCTTCGTCCGCTTCGGCTTGAGGCTCAGCGCACTGTGGATCGTGCAGGGATCCGGAACCGAGGTCTGCGCCAGCTCCTCCCACTCCCTCAGTTTGCCTGCCAGCACCTTGGTGGCCTTGTGCGTCGGGGTTGTCACCCAGATCCAGTCCACGCGCTCGGGATCCTCGTTCAGCAACTCCAGGACCAGCACCTGGAGGATCGTGGTCTTCCCAGTGCCGGCGTACCCCGAGAGCACGGCCTGAGACCCGTCTCCAGGCCCCAGGCACCACTCCTTGAGCGTGGCGATGACCTCCTGCTGCTGCTCTGTCAAAGCCAGACCAAAAACGTCTCGCAATGCGTCCACGGTGGACAAGCGAGGCAATACAGCAAGAGACATCGACGATTCACGTTCTGGTCAGGACACCCTAGGCCCCACCACCTCTGATGGCAAGGCCCCCGGTTCCCGAATTGGTCACCCCCAGTCAACCGAGCCCCAGTCGTCGAGCTCGTAGCGGAGGACGGGCTTCTCCTTTACCTGTGCCGGAATGACCAAAACCTCGGCCTCGTCATCCGAAATCCCTGTGGTGGAGCCGGTTTCGGGGGAGGGGGTTTTGGTCACGGTCGTTTTTTCGACCTCGGTGACCAAAACCGGTTGCCCGGCGGCGCCGACCTCATCCGGTGGCACTTCAGTCACCTCTTTTGCCTCGTCCTTGGGGAGATCCCCCGTCGCAGCGGTCTCAGGCGGGACACCCTCGGGGGTTTTGGTCATTTCCCCTCCAGAGGGGTTTTGGTCAAAACCCGTGACCAAAACCTCTTCCACTGCAGCGCAGTCGTTCTCGGGGAATCCAGGGGGGTTTTGGTCATTTTTTGCCTCGTATATAGGGGAAACGACCTGGAACACCGTCGAAGGCCTCCCTCCCTTCTGTCCAGACGGTCTCACCTGGATCGCCTCCACGAGGCCGGCTGACACCCACTGCTTGAGCCACCGCTCCGCCGTCCTCCTCGAGACGTGCGTCCCCTGGCCTCGGCGCCCCGACAGCCGGCTGTTGAGCTCGTACCGCAGCTCCTTCACCGTCAGCGGCCCCGCCGCCTCCTTGAGGATCCCGAGGACGAGGGTCCGCGGCGTCTCGTCGCCCTGGCCCCGGTTGTCCCGCTTCACGGTCGGCGTGAGGTCTTCCAGGCTCAGGGCCTCCTCGATGTCCTCCCGCACCAGGAACCGGTCCCCGCCCCGCATGCCCCGGCTCTTGTCGATCTCGAGGATCAGCGCGTGGTCCCCGAACTTCGCCCGCTCCTCATCCGAGAGCTCCTTCAGATGCCAGGTTTCATGCACCGCATTCCGCAGCGTGTCCGTGCCCCGGAACCCCGTCCCGTCCTTCTTGTCGTGGTGGATCCACAGGAACGTCGTCGCCGGGAACGCCGTCCCGTTTTCCCGCGCCAGCCGATACAGCGTCGTCGCGTACTCCTTCTCGTACTCCTTGGCGGCGATCATCGTGCTGACTGACGTCAGCGAGTCGATCACCACAAGCACCGGCTTGTACTCGGTCAGCCACCGCAGCAGCACCTTGTACTGCGACTGCTGCCACTGCGGCTTGAACTTCATCCACCGATCCGGCCCAGACGTATCGATCCCCTGCTGATCGAAATACTCGGCGTAGTCCGTCATCGACATGTCGTTGCCGATGAACAGCACATTTCCCGAGAGCGTCGGCTGCACCTCCAGCCCCCGCACCCTCATGGTCTGCTGCTGGCCCACGATCTTCGAGATCAGCACCGCCAGCCGCGTCTTCCCGAGGCCGCCCCGGGCGTGCAGCATGATCGAGCTGGGCCTCGACACGAAGTCCGGGATCAAATAGTCCCGCTGGCCCCGACACTTCTCCTGCCAGTCCGCCTCGTCCAGCTCCTGCTGTTCGTGCAGCATGAACCGCTCCAGCGCCGCCCGCACCTGCGGCCCCGACCGGAACACGTTCATCAGGCCGGCGTCCCGCACCAGCTCCATCAGGTGGTAGTCCCCGAGCTCGGCGTTCTCGAACGAGTCCTCGATCTTCAGCGCCGCCGAGAAGAACTCATGCCCCGTCAGCCGCCGCAGCGGCACCTCCTGGTTCTTGACGGTCGACGCCCGGGCGTCCTCCGGGTAGTTGAACCCGAGGGCCGTCGCTATCTCCGCCACGTAGACCTCCAGGTCCGGGCCCTGCGGCCTCTCCGCATGCAGGTTGTTGACCCGCACCTTGTGGACGAAGTCCAGGACGTCGCCGCCCACGCCGCACGCCTTGCAGTCCCAGCACCCCGAGTCCGGCGAGTACTGGAACGACGTCCCGCTCTTGCCCCCATGCCAAGGGCACCCGGACATCCGCTGCGGCTTGGCCCCATCCCGTTCCCGCCATCCATAGGCGTCGAACGTCTCGTGCTTGAACACCAGCTCCTCGAGCCGGGGCCTCAGCAGGGCCTGCACCTCCTCCTTGAAGAACCAGCCCCGGATCTGCCGCGACGGAATCGCCGTCTCCCCGAGCTCAGCATCCAGGGCCTTCTGATCCGCATCGCTCAGCCACTGCACCGGCTTGCGCACGCCGCGCAGCAGGTCCATCAACCAGTCCGGGGCCAGGGCCACCTCGCCGCCGTTGTAGTTGAGGAACCGATACCGCTTGCCCGTGCTCGGGTGCGGCGACCCCGGCACCACGCTCTGGCACTGGTTGAAGCGGACCACCACCTCCTCGTACTCGGCGTCGCCCTCCTTCTGGGCCTCCTGCTTGCCCGTGGTGCGCTCCACATCCCCATTCCCCAGGTGCCACTCCCCATCCGTGCGGAGGATCAGCGTCTTGACATGCCGCAGCTCCGGCACCACCGAGGCCGGCACCCGATAGAGGATCTGCCGCCGCCCGGGCCTCCCCGATGTCCACGACATCGTGCTCTCCTCCCCCGGCGCCTCGTAGGCCCCCATCGAGTGCGCCACCACCCACGCCCTGAACCGGTCATCGGCGCTCAGCCCATCGAGGTCCAGGGCGATCAGGCCCCCCGAAAACTCCCCGGTGACCACCCCGAGCCCGCGGTAGGACTGTTTCTGCTTGTATTCGAGGATGCACTGCTCCTTGGTCAAAGGCTTCGTTGACCACTCCTTGACGAACGTTGCTTTTCCTGCTACCGGAACGAACGTCCACCACTCAGGGAAAACACCGGCGCGCAGCAGATCGATAGCCCGACCTTCCAGTGTGGAAGCGGCGCTTGAGGCAGATGATGGGATCATGTAACGTCAGTGCGGTTGTTGTTGGCAAAGCCCTCCCCCCGCCAGGGAGGGCTTTTTTGTGCCCTGGAACCGACCAGGGTCGGAACACGCTAGCGGTGCAACCAGATTCGTACAAGCCTCAGATGTGTAGCGCTTGCACGAACAGGTCAGGTATTCGCACTATGAGTCATAGGGTTGACCCGCAAACCGTTGCCCATCAGGCTGCAGGTCTGCGCTTTTCACATCCCTATGACCACCACAACCACCACGGACCACCGCTTTGCCTACGAGAACGGAGTCAAGGCCTTCTCAATCCTGTTCTGCCGCTGGATGGACACGAACGAGTGGTCCCATCCGACCATGACCGCCCTGGCCAAGGCCGCCCTGAACGGCGTCGGCTGGCTCCACAGCTCACAGATCAGTGGCCTCCGGCACGCAAAGCTCGAGAACCCCGGCCCACGCACCTTCGTGGCTATAGAACGTTTGAACTACTTCGTCTGGCGCTACGCCACCACCAAGGCCCTCATCCCCGGCACCGAAAGCTCCAACGCTTATCGCCACGCCTACCCCATCACCGAGAACGGAGACCCTCCCCCGCTGGGCTGGTGGGTCGAGGTCTTCTGCGGCACGCGCCTCCCCTCCGACATCGACCTGCGCCTCGCGTTCTTCACTGAGAACCAAGCCACCGACTTCAGTCGGTCCTGGGGCCGCACCATCCGCCGCCTCATGGCCGCCAACGGCATCGACCTGATCACCGACCTGGAGCGCGTTGTCCGTGAGCGCTACCCGGCCCGTGACGCCGATCGCGTCGACGTGCTGCTGAACGTCATCCGGGATGTCCGCCCCTGGACCGCGGACGAGCTCACCATGGAGCTCCCCGCTCTCACCACCTTCACCGCTGAGATGGGCGGACCATCCACCGAGGACGAGCTACTAAAAGAAATACAGGGCTGAAAGTAAAGCATTCATCAGGGTTCCTTAACATGTGCTACCACTCTCACCTGTTCTGAATAAGAGGCCTTACCTTTCAGGCGACCTTTCAGGCGCCATGGACCTCACCTTTGCTCTCTTGCCCAGTCCGTGGGCCTGCCTGCCCTTGCTCGAGATCCACACCCAGGGCGACTCCACGGTCCTGCTCTGCGGCGACCCACTTGAGCCTCCACTGATCACAGTCCTGTGCCTGCCTGAGCACGCAGGCCTTTTTTCGGCGCATGCCAAGGCGTTTCAGCAATGGGACGTTGATCGCACTGCTCGTGAACAGGTGTTCATCCCTGTTCTCCTTGGTCCGGGCGCCCCCAGGTTTTTCCCCGAGGCCGATCTTGTGAGCATGCTGCAAACCGCCTC